AGAATATGTCTAATAGTGCCTATCAGCGCCAGGTGCAGGATTTAGCTGCTGCCGGTTTGAACCCTATGCTTGGTTTTATGAAGGGTAGTGGTGCGTCAACACCCGCTGGTGCAGCGGGGAGTGTGCCGCATGCGGATATAGCTGGTGCTGTTTCTAGTGCAGCGGGAGCGAGTAAGGCAGCGGCAGATATTGATTTGTTGCGGCAGCAGACTGCTACTGAGCGTGAGAGGACTAGGGATGTAAGGTTAGGTGCTGATCTTAAGGCTGGTCCTGCTGCGTTTTCGGAGAGTATTAGTGAGGATGTTAAGCGTGGTGTTGATACAATTCGTGGTGGTGCGGCAAGTTTGTCGGAAGGTTTGAGTGGTTTGATTGAGTCAAGTGCTCCGAGTATTGAGCGTGTGTTAGGTAGTGCGCGTGCTAGTGTTACGGATAGTTTGGAAGTATTAGCTAATTTGCCGAAGCGAACGCGGGAGAAGTTGGTTAGTGGTGCGAAGTCTGTTGTGCCTACTATGGTAGAGCAGTATGGTAAGTATGGAAAGGAGTTGCGTGATGCGGTTATTCCACCTTCTAAGCGTGGTGTTGGTATGGGTGGTATGCGTGGTAAGCTTGGGTCCGCTAATTCTTGGGATTATGGCCGTGGTAGGCATGATGAGTAAATAAAGGAGGTTGTATGGATGATGTATTTATAAATAGTCCGGAGTTGCGAACGGGTTTTAATTATGATACGAATATTGCGTCTGATGCGTCTGGTTTGAAGTGTGAGGATGTGTCGTTGACTAAGCAGTCTGACGCGGAAGCTGCTGATATTAATACGATTGTTCGGCGGTTTAATATTAGTGGTATGTTACCTGTTCAGGAGTTGCCTCCGCAATTTGGTGATTTTACTGATGTAGTGGATTTTCAGACTGCCATGAATGCAGTTGTGTTGGCTCGTGAGACGTTTGAAGCATTGCCGGCGGATTTGCGTAGTCGTTTTCATAATGATCCGGTTGAGTTTGTTGATTTTACGGATAATAAGGATAATTTAGATGAAATGCGGAAGCTTGGTTTGGCGAAGCCTGTTGTTGCTAAAGCTCCAGAGCCGGGTCCGTTGCGTGTTACGGTTGTTGAGGATCAGAGGCCGAAGGCCGGTGCGGCTGTAGGTGGTGGCACAGTTGTTACTTGATGTAACTGTGCCAGGTGACACCCGTTTGGGGTGTCGTTAAGGTTGTTGTTGTAGTGTCTGTGAGCATTGTGCTCATAGGAGATTAAGATGGCTGAAGCGAAAGAAGCGAATTTTGTTTTGAATGTGTTGCCGTGGGAGCGTGGGTGGTTGCACGCTGCGTTGTAGGTTCAGCGTAATGTATTGGTGCGGTCGTTGAATAAGGAAGTTGCAGGTAGTGAAATCTACCGTCTACGCCAGGCGGAGGTATAGGTTAGGGGCTCCCCTTGTGGGGAGCCTTTTTTTTTGGAGGTTATATGCGTCCAGTGAAGCGGTATGGTGTGAATAAAGGTCATTCGTCTAGGAAGTTTCGTAGTAATTCTCGTAAGACTAAGTCGCCTAATTTGCGTGCCATGCCTATGCGTGGTGGATGGCGGTTGTGATGTTTAATCGTGGTCGTGTTAGCCAGGCGGAGGTGGCGCAGGTTGGTTAGCCAGGCGGAGGTGGCGCAGGTTGTACAGTTGTTTGTGGATAAAGGTTGGACAGTGAGAGTGTTGCGGTAATGCCGTGTGAGCATCGTGTTCAAGCGTATCAATGTTCTGATGGCTCAGTTAAGTTTTCTGAGGTTGGAAAGAATGATTTTGTGCGATCGTTGCAGCTTGCGTGTGGTCAGTGCCAGTGGTGTAGATTGGAGAGGTCGCGTCAGTGGGCTGTGCGTATCATGCATGAGGCATCGTTATCTGATGTTAATGCGTTTGTTACTCTCACTTATAGTGATGAGTTTTTGCCTTCTTATGGTCATCTTGTATACCGTGATTTTCAGTTGTTTATGAAGCGCTTGCGTAAAGCGCGTGTTGGTTCTGTAGTGCGGTTCTATATGTGCGGTGAGTATACGACGGATAATTTCCGTCCTCATTTTCATAGTTGTTTATTTAATGTTGGTTTTCCAGATCGTGAGTATTTAATGAAGTCTCCGTCTGGTTTTCCGCTATATAGATCGTCTGAGTTAGAGCGGTTGTGGCCTAATGGTTTTAGTTCTATTGGTGATTTGACGTTTGAGTCAGCGGGCTATGTGGCCCGATATTGTCTTAAGAAAGTTACGGGTATTAATAGTGAAGGTTTTTATTCATCTGTAGACGGGGTTACAGGTGAGATTATTTCCGGTGTGCCGGAATTTTGTCATATGTCTTTGAGGCCCGGTATTGGTGCTAATTGGCTACGTTTATACTGGCCAGAGGTTATACAGAATGGGGAAGTTGTGATGAACGGTAAGGTTATGAGTGCGCCTCGTGCGTATATGCGTAAGCTTCGTAAGTTAGATGGGTATAGTGAGATTGAGTTGAAGCGTGATAAGGCAGCGAGGTCTGCTTTTGAAGATAATAGCGATGAGCGTATTGTAGTTAAGGCTAAGGTGTTGGCTGCTCGTGTTAATCAACTTAAGCGCAGTTTGCGCTAGAAAGGTGTTATGAAGTTTTGTGTGGTGTGTATTTTTGATCGTGCTGCTAATGTATTTGGGAGGCCTGCTTTTGTTGCTAGTATTGGTCTTGCGGTGAGGTCGTTTCAGGATGAAGTGAATCGTTCCGCTTCGGATAATGATGTTTTTAAGCATCCGGAGGATTTTGATTTAATGGATTTAGGTTATTATAATGATGAGAATGGTTATTTTGAGACGCATGATAGGGCGTTGTTGATTGGGCATGCTTCGCAGTATAAGATTGTTAAATAGGAGTCTGTTATGATGCATCGTAATAAGTCTGTTGATGTTCATCAGTTTGCGATGATACCGAAGGCGGATATTCCGCGTTCGAGTTTTCGTATGGAGAAGGCCTATAAGACTACGTTTGATGCTGGTTATTTGATTCCTATATATATTGATGAGGTGCTGCCGGGAGATACGTTTAATTTGCGTATGACTGCTTTTGCGCGGTTGGCTACTCCGATCTTTCCGGTTATGGATAATATGTATTTGGATTCTTTTTTCTTTTTTGTGCCTAATCGTTTGGTGTGGAATAATTGGCGGAAGTTTATGGGGGAGCAGGATAATCCTGCGGACTCCATTTCGTATACGATTCCACAGATGGTTAGTACGGCGAGTGGTTATGCTATTGGCACGTTGCAGGATTATATGGGTTTGCCGACGTTGGGTCAGGTGGATGCGGCTGCGACGGTGTCGCATAGCGCGTTGTATACGCGTGCGTATAATTTGATATGGAATGAGTGGTTTCGTGATGAGAATTTGCAAAATTCTGTTACGGTTGATAAAGGTGACGGGCCTGACACGGTGGGTAATTACGTGTTGTTGCGTCGTGGTAAGAGGCATGATTATTTTACGTCGTGTTTGCCGTTTGCTCAGAAAGGAAGTGCGATTAGTTTGCCGTTAGGTGTTTCTGCTACCGTTAAGACTAATGCTACGGATATATTTACAGGTGCTCAAGCGGCGATGCGTATGAATTTGGCTACGGCAGGTGGTAAGACTGCCGCGGCGCATGTGTTGGCTTCGGAGAATGTGACGGGTCGGTTAATTGAGACGGGGGCTGCTGCGAGTGGTTTAACGGATGGTTTGTATCCGAGTAATTTGTATGCGGATTTGTCTACCGCTACGGCGGCGACTATTAATCAGTTGAGGCAGTCGTTTCAGATTCAGAAGTTGTTAGAGCGTGATGCGCGTGGTGGCACGCGTTATACTGAAATTGTGCGTGCGCATTTTGGTGTTATTTCTCCAGATGCGCGTTTGCAGCGTCCTGAGTATCTGGGTGGAGGTAGTTCGTATGTTAATATACATCCGGTCGCACAGACTAGTGCTACTAATCTTACGGGTGGTTCGACTCCTATGGGCAATCTTAGCGCTATGGGGACTGCCCTTGCTTCTGGTCATGGTTTTACTCAGTCTTTTACTGAGCATGGTATGGTTATTGGTTTAGTAAGTGTGCGTGCGGATTTGACTTATCAGCAAGGCTTGCGTCGTTTGTGGTCGAGGTCGACGCGGTATGATTATTATTTTCCGGCGTTTGCGATGTTGGGTGAGCAGTCTGTTTTGAATAAGGAGATTTATGTTCAGGGTGACGCGAACGATGTGCTTACTTTCGGGTTTCAGGAGCGTTGGGCGGAGTATCGTTATAATCCGTCCGAGATTACTGGTTTGTTTCGCTCGACGGCAGCAGGCACGGTTGATCCGTGGCATTTGGCCCAGAAGTTTACGGTGTTGCCTACGTTGAATACTACGTTTATTCAGGATACGCCTCCTGTGTCTAGAATTGTTGCGGTAGGAGCGGGTGCGAATGGGCAGCAGTTTTTGCTTGATGCGTTTTTTAAGGTAACTGCAGCCAGGCCGATGCCGATGTATTCGGTTCCGGGTTTGATAGATCATTTTTAGGAGTGTGTTATGTGGGAGGCTATTGCTGGAGCGGCGGCGGCTGCGCTTGGGACGCAGTGGTTAGCTGGTAAGCAGAGTGCGGATCAGGCTGAGTCGCAGCGTGATTCGGAG